GACTGATGAAGAGTATGATGAACTATTTCCATATGAAGAGGATGAGGAATAAATAATGATGCCTGACTTGGTGGTTCTTTTCAGGTTGGGATAAGGCACCTTCGGGTGCTTTTCCTGTATAAATAGTAATAACCACCAAGTCAAGAGCAGTTATGGTAAATCCTAACCGATTTTATACCTACGCATATTTGCGTGTAGATAGAACTCCTTATTATATTGGTAAGGGTAGAGGAAATAGAGCATATTACAAATATAAGGGAACAAAACCACCTAAAGACAAATCAAGAATAATACTCCTCAAACAGAATTTAACCGAAGAAGAAGCATTTAAACACGAAAAGTATATGATTGCTGTCTTTGGTAGAAAAGATTTGGGAACTGGTATTCTTCACAATAGAACTGATGGTGGAGATGGTTCTTCTGGTTTGATAAGGACTGAAGAACATAAGAGTAAAATTCGTAAATCGTTACTTGGTAGACCTCGTTCACAAGAAACTAAAGAAAAATTGAGAAAAGCAAATTTAGGAAAAATTCGCAACCCTTGTTCGCAAGAAACTAAAGATAAAATAGGTGCTGCCAATAGAGGAAAAAACACTCTAAAGAATGTAAAGAAAAAATTGGTGCTATTTGGTCAAATTGGTGGAGAATAACATTTGATGATAATAGTGAGATTGTGATATTTGGATTATCTTCTTGGTGTAAGAAAAATAGTACATATAAGAAATCTTGTCTTCTTTATGTTTCATCAGGAAAACAGAAAAAACATAAAGATATTGTGTCAGTTGAGGAACTGGCACACTCACCTACACAAGGGGCACCAGATACCCTATAATACATTTGTTGATTTGAGGAACCCCTCATCGCTACAAGAAGTCGTATCGGTCTTGAACTTGCTGATGGTTCTATTCTGTCTGCATATGCACATTGGGATGGTTATCCTGAATGGATGGGTCGCATCCTTCGCACTCACTACAATACCAAAGAGAAAGTTTCTGAACTGATTGATGGTGGTGATATGAGTTCTCCTTGGACTAATGCTGGTTTCAATAATGAAACTGTTGCACAAGGTCCGTTGTATTATTCTCAGCGTGGTGATGATTGCCCTCCTCGTCTTGATGTTGACCTCTGTGAGTATCTTCTGCCAGATAATAGCGAAGAATATGCATATGTCTTCCGTAATGGTGAATGGGTATGCTATAATATGAATCAATACGACGATACTAAACTTCCTGAAGTCGTTGAAATCCCCTCTGGAGCACTTGCTGTTTAATCTATGAAAACTTCTACTGCTATTGGCGTGATTGCTGGTGCTATTGTTCTTGTAACTGCGAGCATCTTATTTGAAGCATGGTTACTTGGTCTTATCTTGTCTTGGTTTGGTGTATCCTTGACCTTCTGGCAGAACCTTGCTATTATTGCTCTTGCTAATTTAATCTTCAAAAACTCTGGGAGTTCTTCAAAGTGAATCTGCAATTCAATTCTCATGATTATGTTGCTCTGCTTACTGCAGTTGCAAATATTACTCAAGATAAGGAAAAGTATGAAAACAAACATCCTTATTGGAACGAACTTGTAGATATTCAAAAAAAGATTGAGTATTTCTTGCTTGAGGTAAATGTCTAAGAAGTACGTGTTCGCTGGATTGATTGGTTTTGCTGTCATTCTTGGATGGAATATCTTTCTAATCCAACGTGATGAGCGACTTTATGATTCTTACTATCGTGCTAAAGCGATAGAGAATCTCAAGAAACCTCCATCCACAAAGATTCGGTGATTTACTTTCTTCTTATTTCCGCAGCATTTGGGTGGTTCTTTTTTGTACTATTCTCTAAACACTTTGATTACCTAGACGGGAGAAAAACAGATGATTCCACAACGCCTTCGAGAACTGATTATGAACGCTGAACGTGAAAAGATTGCCCGTGAGTTTTGGGCAGAGATTGAACGTCTTGCTGCTGAAAAAGAAGTAACCGTAGAATATTTTCTTGCCGAGTTCTACTAATGATTTTTATTGCTGGATTTGGTCTTGGTATGCTAGCAACTATTGGTGTTGCACTCATTCTTGCTGGTGATATTGACAATAATACTGATTTTCGTTAAACTTGAGAGGTAATTTACAAATACAAATGGCACAAAAGTTTCTCTATATCGTGGACCATTACATTCCTTTTCCATCTAGTGAATATGGTGGTATTTGGAATGTTATTGCAGAACATGATGATGAATGTTTTGATTTGATTTCTGCCGAAGATGCGGATGATTTCTATGATGAACACTACAAAGTTCTTCGTGAAAACATTCTGAACGCACGAAGGTTTGCTCTCGCTGAAGATGTAGAATCTGCTATTGTTGAGGAGTTTACTACCTGATTATGACACACCACGTTGCCCATATGGACAAAATGTTGTTTGATTTGAAACAACAATACCAAGCACAAATCACACGTCTTCAGAATAAGATTAGCGAACAAGAGCAAGAGATTGCTAAACTCAAAACTCTAATTTCTCTTCTTTCTATTGAACGTGAATATGATTGCTGAGTTTCCTCACAAAGCACCTAAAGATTATAGCTATGAGTTTGAAGAGTTTAAGCGGGGTGTCGTTGCTATTTGGTTACGCTGTCATCGCAAGTTTGACTACAATAATGGTGCTTCGACCAGAACAATTTGGGGATTTTACAAACCCAAAACCAGGGAATACTTTGCCCCAGTCAATAGTAAGACCATCGGTGCTTGTGTAAATATTCGGGACACGCGAAACTATACCGCGATGCCGATAAAACTATCACCATTAGATGCTTTCTTTGTATGAATTACGAACCAAAAGTCAACGATTATGTAGAATGGTCAAAAGGTGTTGAAGGTTGGGTTTATTTCAAAGACAAAGAATATATCACTATAGAATATAATGTTAGACCAAAAGATGAAGTCAATCTAGTTTGTTGTCCCATTCACAGAAATGAACGATTGCTTGTGATTTGTTATGCTGAACAATGGAAAGAATTAAAATACATCAAGTCACGAACATCAATCTATGAAAAAACAGAAAAGTGTATGGCGATTGCTTGCTAAGGCACTTGGAGAAAAGGCAAGTAAATGTGACAAAGAGGCGGATAGGGTAGCACTTATCCGTCTTGTGATGTTTTTGTCTATTTTAATTACCAACTGTTTTATTGTAGCAAATGCTATTCGTCATTGGAATGATAAAACAACTGTGCAGGTTGTAATTGATGCTTCAACTCTCCCAGATTATCAAACACCAGAACCAAGAAAAAATAACAAACCTTTTGAGTTTGAATAAATATTTCAAAAAACAAAAAGATGTTGACATTTAGAGAGTTCTACGAAATCTGCGAAGGTAAGAAACCTGATACTCCACCACATGCAGTTGCAGGAACTGTCAATAGAGATTCGAGTGGTACTTTAACTTATACCCTTCAATCTTATGATGGACCAAAGGGTAAACCATCAAAAAAAGAAATTGAGAAACAAGTATTAGACCAAAGTGGTGGAAAGAAAGTAGAAAAACATGCTAAAAGAGTAGCAAAATCAATCAAAAAGATTTCTTGAGTTAAAGTTAGGATCCTCTAAAGTGTTCTAGTAATGTAAGCACAACAAACCAAATGGACTGCTACGACGACATTCAAATTGAAGAACTGGAAAACTTTGATTTTGTTGCTGAAGATTTGACAGATCTTGTTGAAGAGGACAATAATTTCAACATCAACGAATACATCAACGGCAACTACGATTACTGAGTGTCAGTTTAGAAACTGACCACTAAATCACCCACATAGACTCACAATCCTTTATCATACTCAAATGACTGAAAACATCCCTAACGTTCTGCATCACATTCGTGAGATGAAAGATACTTGGCGTCGTCAAGATTTCACATTCACTAAGCAACAACAAGAGGAATATGATCTTCTGATTACCACTCGCCGTGAACGTGTTAAGCAGCACTATGCTGAGGGACGAGTATTCAAAGGTTCTTACAAAGCAAAGGAAGACGATATCTAAATACTAAAAAGTAGTGTTTAGATAGAACAATGCGTACATTTGCTGAGTTTATGTCTCTTTGCGAAGGATCTGATTCTGAGGATAAGTCCAAAGCGTTGGGTTTTTCTGCCACAATCAGGAAATCAAGTGAAGGTGGACGTATTGGTGCAGAACGTAAGAAATCAACTCCTGAAATACGCAGGGTAAAAGCAGTTGGTGGGGGTAAAACAGAACCAGTTCAATATAAACCACGAAAAGATATTGGACAACAGCGTAGTTCTGAAACTAGAACACAACAACCAACACAAGAGCGTGGATCTGCTAGAGAAAGACAACTAGCAGCAGCAAAAGAAGAAAGAAGAAAAGCAGCACAAGCAAGAGCAGCAGCAAAGAAAGGCGGTGGAGAAACACCAGCAGCATCCAAACCAACAGGAAGAGAAGCAGAGAAAGCAGCATCTAAACTACTTTCTAAAAAGAAAGAAACAAAACCAGTAAGTCCTGATTACAAACCACAAAAAGCATCTGGACTTTCAACAAAAGAGAGACTTAAGGTTACTAGAGCAGGTGAAAGAATGTTGAGAGGTATAATGAGGGACCAAGAAACTGAGAAGTATAAGGAAGCAACTGGTGAAGCACCAAAAGGTAAAGCAAAGACAAAAGTTCTAGCACACGTTGAGAAAAGAATGGCAAATTGAGAAATGAAATATAAGGTAACTTACACAATTCCTTTCAGCGTTGACCCTGAATTGAGAGAAAAAATCTTTGAAGAAGAGATTACTGCAACTGATTCACAATCTGCAAGAAAGAAGATTTATAGCAAGTATCATAACGCAAAAATTACTTCCTTGATTGTAAAATCTTACCTCTAATAAAGTTAGGATCGTCCAAAGTGTTCTAGTAGTATAAGGACTGGCACAAGACAAATGCTCTGGCAAGATCGCAACGGAACCTGGCACAGCACAGTTTCTCCGATTGATATGAAAATTGAACAAGCGATGATTCAAGCACGTTTCGATAAAGAATGGACTGAAAAGGAACGCTCAGGCGATTGGTTGTTTGATGAAATGTTTTCCTTTGACTGATATTAACCTCCAAATAGTTTATTATAAATAATAATATGTTTGGAGGTTGATATGTCAAATAAAAGGAAAGATTGGTCTGGTAATGTATTTGGAAAACTTACTATTGTTGAAGTTTCTCACACAGACAAAAATCATAGAGTATTCTGGAGAGCAAAATGTGAGTGTGGAAATGAAACGATTTTAAGGAGTGATAGTTTTATTTCAGGCAAAACAACATCTTGTGGTTGTTTTAGGTTACAAAATGTAAAAAAAGCACTAATAAAACACGGAGATAGTAATACTAATCTGTATCAAGTCTGGTGGCAGATTAAAAATAGATGTAATAATCCAAAACATCCAAACTATCACCGTTATGGTGGAAGAGGTATAACATATTTTACTGAATGGAATGAATATGAATCATTTAGGGATTACATTACAAATGTACTAGGAAATAAACCAACAAAATCACATTCTATTGATAGGATTGACAACTTTGGAAACTATGAACCAGGAAACATCAGGTGGGCAGACAAAAAAACTCAAGCAAACAATAAAGGTTGATTAAACCCCACCAGCACCCTCAGATTGACCTCTAAGCGTGCTATTCTTGTCTTTAGATACCAAACCACTTAGAACTGTGAATTACATTCAAATCCCTGATTTTGTGTTTGATAGCATCATCAACAACCTGCAGAGAGGTTATGATGTATGTGATGCTGTTGATTATATCTCCGAAGATATTGAGAAGTCTGCAGAGTATGCAACTGGGTACAGTCGTGCTACAATAGCAAGTGTACTTGATGACCTTAAGCGATACAAACAAACTGTGAGTTAAAATTAGGATCGTCCAAACTGTCCCTATAGTATGAGCACCAACATTATGAACATTCAACTTCGCCCTCATCAAGAACGCGGAGTTGCTGCTATGCTGCAGCACAACAAAGGTCAAGTGATTGTACCTACTGGTGGTGGCAAGACTCTCAAGATGATTTATGATGCTCTGCGCGAGTTTCAGTCTGAAACTCCTAAGACGATTGTAGTAGTTGCTCCTCGCATCTTGCTTGCTGAGCAACTTTCTAGCGAGTTCCTGGAGTTTATCACTAACGCTAAAGTTTTCCACGTTCATAGTGGAGAAACTCATCACGAATCTTCTACTCGCCCTCGAGAGATTCGCGCTTGGGTTGAGAACAACAAAGGTCAGCACAAGTTGATCTTCACCACCTACAACTCTCTGCAACGTCTGGTTGATGCTGAGATTGATGTGGATACGATCTACTTTGACGAAGCACATAACAGCGTTCAGCGTCACTTTTTCCCTGCAACAGAGCACTTCTCTGCTAACGCAAGTCGTGCATACTTCTTTACTGCAA